AGAATGGAAAACTGGATTTCGCATGAAAGAGATTATGATTTCACTTATGCTGGTCTACAACAGGTTGTTGACAAATACTTAGTGCAAGATAGAAGTACAGGTGAACTGTTTGAAACTCCACAGTTTATGTACATGATGATTAGTGCTACCTTATTTGCAAAATATCCTAGTAACAAAAGGATGAGTTATGTTAAAAAATATTATGACGCTATTTCAAAATTTAAAATCAATATTCCTACTCCGGTTATGGCCGGTGTTAGAACACCTATCAAGCAGTATGCTAGTTGTGTTTTGGTTGATGTTGATGATACTTTGCCATCTATTTTCAGTAGTGATATGGCTATTGGCAATTATGTTGCACAAAGGGCTGGTATCGGTATTAATGCCGGACGAATTCGAGGAATCAATTCCAGAATTAGAGGCGGTGAAGTCCAGCACACAGGAGTTGTACCTTTCCTCAAAAAGTTTGAGGCAACTGTTAAGTGTTGTACTCAAAACGGTGTTCGTGGAGGGAGTGCAACGGTTCACTTCCCTATTTGGCACAAAGAAATAGAAGACATTATTGTTTTAAAGAACAATAAAGGGACAGAGGATAACAGAGTTAGAAAATTAGATTATTCAATTCAGTTGTCTAAATTATTTTATGAAAGGTTTATAAATGACGAAGACATCACACTCTTCTCACCACACGAAGTACCAGAACTTTATGAGGCATGGGGAAGTGAAGAATTTGACGAACTATACCGAACAGCAGAAAGAAAAACAAGCGTTAGTAAAAAGAAAGTGTCAGCACAAACATTGTTCTTCGCCATGCTTAAAGAGAGAGCAGAAACCGGTAGAATTTATATAATGAATATTGACCATTGTAATACTCATTCTAGTTTTAAAGACAGAGTTTACATGTCAAATTTATGCCAAGAGATTACATTACCAACAGACACCTATTCAACACATTGATGGTGAGGGTGAGATTGCGTTATGTATTTTAAGTGCAATCAATGTAGGTAAGATTAGTTACTTAGATGAATTAGAAGGACTATGTGACCTTGCTGTAAGAGCATTAGATGAAATTATTGACCATCAAAAATATCCAGTTAAAGCTGCCGAAGTATCTACAAAGGCAAGAAGAAGTCTTGGTATTGGTTATATTGGTCTTGCACACTATCTAGCAAAAAATAAATTAAGTTATAATGAGAAAGCTGCGTGGAAAGAAGTTGACCAATTAACAGAGGCATTTCAATATTATCTATTGAAAGCAAGTAATGAGGTATCTAAAGAAAAAGGTCCTTGTGAATATTTCCACCGTACAAAATATTCAGATGGCATCCTACCTATTGATACTTACAAAAAGGAAGTTGATGAAATTTCAAGCAGAAAACTGACTATGAAATGGGAACAACTCCGTAAAGATATCAAAGAGCATGGTTTAAGACATAGCACCTTATCAGCTCAAATGCCATCTGAATCTTCTAGTGTGGTTTCTAATGCTACAAACGGCATTGAACCACCTAGAGATTATTTAAGTATTAAAAAGTCTAAGAAAGGTACACTAAAACAAGTTGTACCAGATTATCCTAGATTAAAGAACTTTTATACTCTATTATGGGACATGAAAGGAAATGAAGGATATATAAATATCGTTGCAGTAATGCAAAAGTATTTTGACCAAGCAATTAGTGGTAATTGGTCTTACAATCCAGAAAATTATGAAGACAACCAGGTACCTGTGTCTGTTATGGCACAAGACTTATTGACTACATATAAACTAGGTTGGAAGACTTCATATTATCAAAATACTTATGATTCAAAAAGTGATATAGACGAACCTGCTCATCCAGTAGGTTGGAAAGATAATGTAGAAGTGACTGAGCCACAACTTTAGCAGTTGAAGAAGATTGCGATAGCTGTACAATATAGTACGATTAGAGGAGAGAGAAGAATAATGGCACGAAGCGTATTTAACAAAGATAAAAAACTAGACCAAATGAAACAACCAATGTTTTTTGGAGAAGACCTACAGGTTCAACAATATAGTGATATGAAATATCCTATTTTTGATAAATTGAATCAACAACAGTTAGGTTATTTCTGGAGACCTGAGGAGATTTCATTACAAAAAGATAGAAACGATTATGCTGAGTTGTCTGACCAACAAAAATTCATATTCACTTCTAATCTAAAATACCAAACTATGCTAGATAGTGTACAAGGTAGAGGTCCATGTTTGGCATTTTTACCATTTGTATCTAATCCTGAATTAGAAGGCTGTATTGTTACATGGGATTTCATGGAAACAATTCACAGTAGAAGTTACACACACATTATTAAAAATCTATATTCAAATCCTAATGAAGTCTTTGATACTATTCTTAAAGACGAAAAGAATTGAAAAGAGAGCTGAGAGTGTAACAAAAACTTATGATGACCTTATTAATCTAGGTTATAAGTGGCACCTAAACAAAGACAAAGTTGACCTACAAGAACTTAAAAAGAAAATGTATCTTGCTATGGTATCTGTAAACATACTTGAAGGACTAAGATTCTATGTATCGTTTGCTTGTTCATTTGCATTTGGTGAATTAAAATTACTTGAAGGTTCTGCTAAGATTATTTCTATGATTGCAAGAGATGAAAGTCAACACCTTGCAATGTCACAAACTATTATCAATAACTGGCATGACCGTAATGATGATAAAGACATGATAAGAATTAGAAAAGAATGTGAAAAAGAAGTCTATAAAATGTATGATGAATCTTTAGAAGAGGAAAAAAGTTGGGCAACATATCTATTTTCACAAGGAAGTATGATTGGTTTATCAGAAAAACTGTTACACCAATTTGTAGAGTACATGGCAAACCGAAGAATGAAAGTCAATCGGCCTAACACCACAGTACGAACAAAAAACAAATCCTTTACCATGGGTAGACCATTGGTTAAACAGTAAGGGTATGCAAAATGCACCACAGGAAACAGAAATTGAATCCTATGTGATAGGTGGCATTAAGCAAGATGTAACTAAAGACCAATTCAAAAAATTTAAACTATAATGCAAATGGAAAAATCAAAAAAAGCATGTACCTCCTGCGAAACTAAATATACCGTAATATGGGATATTGAAGAGCAAGATTTAGAACCACTTACTTGCCCATTTTGTGGACATGAGGTATCAGATGAAGAAGAAATTGAAGAACGACACGAAGACGATTTGGAAGACGAAGATTGGAATTGATTATAGTTTAACCAGTCCAGCTGTACATATTGACGACATTAGAAGTGGTACTTTTTCATTTCATTACTTAACAACTAAAAAGAAATGGATTGGTAAACAAGGTGAGAATATAACTGGTTATGAACATAAAGAATGGAACGACCCTATTGAAAGATTTACTTATATATCAGATTTTGTTATGGACCTATTATCAGATTACAAACAAAACCAACCTATTATTTTCATTGAAGGATACTCCTTTGGTTCAAAAGGCCAAGGTGTATTTCAGATTGCTGAAAATTGTGGTATTCTTAAATATCGTTTACTTGAAGAAGAGTATGGTTACCATACAGTTGTACCTAGTGTTGTTAAAAAAGGTGCTACTGGAAAAGGTAACGCAGACAAAGATATGATGTATGAGGCATTTGTGAAAGAATTACCAGAATATAACTTGAAGAAAATACTTGATACAGAAAAGACAGGTAATCCATTGTCTGATATTGTAGATAGTTATTATATTAAAAAGGTTGGTTATGAAAATTTATCTATTTGACACCAAAAAGATCATCATCAACATTTTTAAAATCATTCTGTGAAAAACACAATCACAGAGTTTTTACTGCTAAAGAAAATCATAGTGCAAAAGGTAAGGGCGCTGATAGATTTTTAGATTATAGCTGGCCAGACTGGAATTTAGAAATACCTGATGTTGCAGTATTTCAAGGTTTGATAAGAGGCACAAAAGAAGTGCATGATGTTTGTATCTCAAAAGAAAAAGATTGGTTTTACTTTGACCAACCATATTTCTTCAGTAATGATTATCAACAATCAGATACAGGCGATAGATGGTATCGTATCTGTAAAAACAATACTCAAAAAAATTACTTAGAACAGTCTTATAAGGTCGATAGAAGATTCGATAAACTTATTGAAAGAATTAATCAAAAATGTAAAGATGAATTAACACCAAAACCATGGCAATATGATGGTAAACATATTCTTGTAATACCACCTAGTTCTCATACATCTCGCTGGTATGGTATTGATAAAGATGAATGGACAAAAGACATTGTAAAAAAATTAAAACAACATACTAAAAGAGAAATAATAGTTAGGCAAAAATTTAAAGATAATTTAGATTGGTCGCCAGATAGAAATGTAATACCATTAACTGAACATTTAAGAGATTGTTATGCTATGGTATCTTTTCATTCTATGTGTGCTGTACAAGCAGTTATGAATGGTATTCCTAGTTATTGTAGTGAACATTCGCCTGCTTACCCCGTAAGTTTAGGTTTAAATGAGTTAGGCCAAATTAAAGACCCACTATATGCAGGTGACAGAGAAGATTGGGTAAAATCATTAATGTGTTCTCAATTTACTGTAGATGAAATGAAATCAGGCCAGGCATATAAACATTTAAATGGAGAGAATATATGGTAAATACAAAACTACTAGAAAGTTTACAGAGAAGTAAATGGCAAGATAATCCATGGGAACATTTTATCATTGAAAATATCTTAACAGATGAACAAGTAGAAGAAATTAGAAATGCTAGTGTAACTAGAGATGGTGTTCTACATGATGGCACAAGGTCAGGTTATGTAAAAGGTGTTGAGAAACAAAACCATAAACTACGAGAATACATTACAAAGGATAACTATAAAAAGTATCCTGAACTCACAAAATTTATTAATGAATTGCGTAGTAGACCGGTAAGAGAACACATTGCTAAGATGATTGGTAATGAAGATGACTTTGCTGGTTCATTTGTAAGATTAGAAGTATTGAATGATGTAGAGGGGTTTTGGTTGAAACCTCATTGTGATATACCAGAGAAATTAATATCAAGTTTGATTTATGTAAATAAAACAGGTGAAAATATCAATTTAGGCACAGACTTATACAACAAAGATTTAGAATTGGTAAAAACTGTACCGTTTTGGCATAATTATGGATATATATTTCATGGACCTGACAAGTGGCATGGTATGAGTAAAGGTAAAAATATTAGAGTAGAACGAAGAGGCATACAATTAAATTATGTTACTTTCCAAACTGATTGGCCAGTACATGAAGATTAAGGAGATAAAATGACAACACAAGAACTATTGAATGAGATTAAAAGATTAGAAGGTGAATATATGCAACCTCAATCTTTTAAACAATATAAAAACTACTGGCTGCCAGAAAGTGTAGTCAAAGACAGTACAAATGTATTATCATTAGGTGTACATAGAGATGTGGGTTGGGAACAAGCCATGTTGCAAGATAATCCTAACATGAATATACATTGTTATGACCCTACACCAGATAGTGTAAAACTATTTGAAACAAACTTTCCTGGTAAGGACAAGATGACATATCATCAATTAGCATATGCCAAAGATAATGGTAGTATGAACTTCTATTATGATAGAAATGATACAGCAAAGTGTTATTCACTTATACCGTTACCACAGTTTGGTAAAGACCCAGCACATATCACAGTAGAAACAAAAAATCTACAAACGATTATGGCTGATGATATGCCTAATCCTGATATTATCAAAGCAGATATTGAGGGTGTATGGTGGGATTTCTGTAGAGAGATTATTGACCAAGACATACAATTCAAAGCATTTCTAATTGAGTTTGAAGTTAAGTTAATTGACAATGAGGCAAGTCTAAAACAATACGAAGACTTACTAAAAGAATTCAATAACGGACCTTATGAAATCTATTTAAATAGACCAAGAGACCATAAGTGTTTATCTGAAGCTGTAATAATTAGGGTTTAATAGTGAAAATCAACTTCTTTTTAAAATCCACACCATTAAATTATCAAAGACAAATATTACTTGACTTTGCAGATAAAATTGGTGGTAATTGTATAAAATCCGAATCATATGAGGAATGTGATGTTGCTGTTATATTTGGTTCATGGAAAAAAGCACCTAAAAAGAAGTGGAAATTAATGTTACAACATCATTTTACAAAAGTTAATATTGTAGAAAATCATAGAGATAAACCATTAATTGTAATTGAAACACCATTATTAGGTAGAACTATAACAGATAAACATGAGTATCATAGAGTGGGATTAAATCATTTTATGAGAGGTCTTGCTGACTTCAAAAATGAAAATAGTCCGTCAGATAGATTTGAAAAACTAGGTTTAAAAATTAAACCATGGAGAAAGAAAGGTGACCATGTATTAATAGTAGGTCAAAATATGAATGACGCCTCATTATTTGGTATTGATTTTTCAATGTGGGTAAAAAATACTATTCAACATTTAAGAAGACATACAGATAGACCTATAGTTTTTAGAGACCATCCAGAAAACAAAGACTTGATGAAAAATTTGATAGAAACTTATAATTGGTGTAATGTATCTTATAGTAATAAAGGTACAATCAATGATGATTTAAAAAATGCACATTGCACCGTAGCATATACTAGTGGTTCAAGTATTGATTCTATATTAGCAGGTGTGCCTGTAATACCATGTAGTGAATGTAATTTTGTATGGCCTATATCTAGTCATCAATTATCAGACATTGAAAATCCTAAACTTGGTGAAAGAGAACAATTATTATATGACCTAGCATATGCTCAATGGTCAGTTGAAGAAATTAAACAAGGTAAACCATGGCAACACTTAATATCAAAGTAATAACAACTTACAATAATAAACTATACAAAGAGTATGCTCATAGGTTTAAAGAGACCTATAACTGGCCATTTCCTTTGAAAATCTATAATGAAGATGAATGTATGATGAAAGCCATACCAGAACTTAAAGAGTTTGTAGATAGAAACAAACATAGACAACCATATTCAGATTACAAAGTAAAAGGTAAAGAGTTTCTTACAGATGGTGTTCGTTTCAGTTATAAAGTATATGCATATTGTCATGCCATTATAAATGAAGATGTTGATGGTTTAATTTGTATTGACGCTGATAGTGTATTTCATAAACCGATTGATGAAGATTGGATTAAGAAACATATACACAGAGATGATTGTATGATGTCGTATCTTGGTAGAGGCAATCACTATAGTGAATGTGGTTTCTTATACTTTAATTTAAAACATCCTGCTGTATTATCATATGCACACAGAATGAAATCATTGTATGATACAGACGGCATATATAACCTAAAAGAACAACACGATAGTTATGTATGGGATTATGTAAGAAAAGAATTTGAAAAACGAGGCACAAGAAATTTTAACATTGGTGATGGTAAACCAGGTCATGTACAAGCAAGGTCAATATTAGGACCTGTTTATGACCATACCAAAGGCAATAGAAAACTAAAAGGTAGAAGTCCGGAGGCGAGAGTATGATAGATGTTTTTATAGGTTATGATGAGGGCGAAAAGGTCGCTTACCATATATTGTCAGAGAGTATAAGAAGAAACTCTAGTCAACCAGTTTCAATAACACCATTGTGTTTGAGTAATTTACCAGAATTTACAAGAGAAAAACAAGACAACCAATCTACAGATTTTGCATTTAGTAGATTTATGATACCTAATTTAAGAAACTACTAAGGTTTTTCTATCTTCATGGATTGTGATATGATGTTTAGAGGTGACATTGCAGAGTTGTGGTCAAAAAGAAACTACATATATTCTGTTATGTGTTGTAAACATGATTATGAACCTAAACAAGATAAGTTTAGAGGTGCAAAAAATGAAAAATTTGAAAAGAAAAATTGGTCTAGTATGATGATTATGAATAATAGTCTATGTAATAGATTAACACCCGAGTATGTAAACTCAGCTTCAGGTTTAGAACTACATCAATTTAAATGGTTGCCAAATGATGACGCTATTGGTACATTAGATTTAGAATGGAACTGGTTAGTTGGTGAATACGAATACAATCCAGACGCAAAGAATGTACATTGGACATTAGGCGGTCCTTATTTTAAAGATTATAGCGAAAGTGAATATTCAAATGAATGGTTTAATTTATACGCTAACACAATGAAGATAAACTTATGAGATTAGCAGTAATAGGTTGTGGGTTTGTTGGTGGCACGATTGCAGACGCATTAGAAAATGCTGGCAATGATGTGGTAAGAATTGACCCGAAATACAACGATAACAAAATAGAAGACTTTGTTAATAAGATAGACGGTGCTGTAATATGTTTACCTACACCAACTATACATGGTGAACAAAATCTAACTTTAATAGACAAGACTGTTTTAACATTACGAAATGTTAGAACATTAATCAAATCTACCATTTTACCTAACATGTTAGAAGTTTATGAGGAGAATGTAGTTTATTCTCCTGAATTTTTAAGAGAAGCTCATGCTAAGAAAGATTTTAAAAACAATGAACATGTGTTATGGGGTGGATTGAAAAGTGAAGCAGATTGGTGGATTGATAGATTTGAATGTCATCACAAGACAAATGTAATTATGAATAAGAAAGACGCAAGTACAATTAAGTATGTTTACAACTGTTGGTTAGCAACTAAGGTTGCCTTCTTTCACGAATTATACAGTAAACTAGATAAGTCATATAACTATCATATGATAACTAACACACTAGCAGACTTTGATAATATAGGTCCTAGTCATATGAGAGTAAAAGAATTAGGTTATGATGGCAATTGTTTTCCAAAAGACATGGAAGCCTTTGCAAACTTTCTTGATAGTGAAATATTAAAGAATGTAATTAAAGTAAACAAAGATTTGGTATCAAGTAGATGATACATATACACACTTTACCATGGGATAAATGTCTATCACACCAACTTATGCCTGCCATACAAAAAGGTTGGAAAGATGAGGGTAGAGATGTACATTTCTTTTGGGGTTTAGCAGGTCAAAATATTAGACAAATAAAAGAATGTGAAGATAATGGTATAGAATGGTGGTATGTAGATGTAGGTTATCTTACTGAACAGATTACTAGATATCCAGAACCTATCATCAATAATTACGACACCACATATTTTAGAATATGTAAAGGTGGTATTCACACTACAAAAACAAAAGTTACCAATGCAGACAGATGGAATATATTAGACAAACAAGGTATTGATTGTCATTTTAAAGATTGGAAAGATGGTGGTGACCATATTTTATTATGTCCTTCATCTCCTACTGTTTGTTATCATATAAACAATATGACACAAGAAGAATGGATTGCTAAGATTGAAACTACAGTTATTAGAAACATACAGATAGACCAATTAAAATGAGAAATAAACCACGACCTGGTAATGAATATTGGGGTACAGATATAAAAGATGACTTGAAGAACGCATGGTGTGTTGTGACAAATATGTCGTTATCAGCAGTAGATGGTATACTAAATATGACACCAGCATTTACACATCAAAAAAATGTGGCTTCTTTGGTAACAAGTCGTAAAATAAATAAGATAAATAAACCTTTTAAACCAGGTAGGAAGACGGTGCAAGAATGGCTAAACATGATAGCAAACCACCAGTTTACAATACAAGAAATAGAAGATGGCTTGGCTTTCGATATTTTAAAGGAACAGTACCAGAGCGTTGGTTAGGTTTTGCATTGGCAATGGCCTCTGTTTTTATACTATCAAGTGCTAATGTTTCTACTCAATGGGTTGGTTGGCTCTTTAGTGCTATTGCATGTTTAATGTGGGTGTATTTTGGTTACAAAGATAGAGATTGGCCAAGAGCGCTGATGGAGTTAATGTATTTAATTTTTAGTATGAGGGCAATGTACAATTGGATAATAATATAAGTTATAATTTTGTTTGTGTTTGTTATGGCGACAAGTATGCCGTAGAGTATGTTCAAAATCTCTACAATATGGTGAAAAGAAACACCACACTTCCTATAAACTTTATAGTATTTACTGACCATGTTAAAATGCATAAGATGGTTGAGGGAGATATTGATATTAGACAGTTTCCAGAAACTGATTTACAAGGTTGGTGGAACAAACTACAACTATTTCATCCAGACACATATCTACCAGGTGTTACATTATACATGGACTTAGATGTTGTCATTACAGATAATATAGATTGTTTTTATACACACGAACCACAATTAGATTTTTGTGGTATGAATGACTTTAACCCCGTAAGTGGTGT